AGTGCTCTACCTTTAGCGACTGTAACTGGCACATTAGCTGCTGGTAACAAGTACGGTACTAACAGTACAGGTACACTTAAAGGTACAGCTATCAGACACTCTGTAGCTAAAACAAAAAGCGGTGTCACAGCCGCCTCTGAGGTATACTCAGAAACAATGAACTTCCGTACAGCTTATGCTGCTCAGGAAGCAGATAGCCCAGCTATCAACGAAGCTAGTGGCGATGCTGATCGCTCTGCCGCTACTTAACTATAAGGGGAACTTCGGTTCCCTTTTTTTTATTCACAAATATTATTATGCCTATACCTACCACTAATGCTACAGACGAATTACCTGCTGTCAATCAGATACTTGCATCAGTTGGTCAGGCTCCTGTAACTACCCTCGATCAAACCAACCCAGACGTTGCGATTGTATATGACACATTGTTACAGGTGTCTAAAGAGGTACAAGCAGAAGGCTGGACCTTCAATAAAGAGTTCGGATATAAACTAACTCCTGACTCTAATGATGAAATTCTTATTGCTAATAATATATTACAGATCGACTTGACTAATGATTATCAAGATAAAGATGCTGTAAGAAGAGGCGGTAAATTATATGAACGAGTTGAACATACTTTTAAATGGACAGATTCTACAGATTATGAATTTGATGTATTATGGTGGTTTGATTGGGTTGATTTACCAATTCCAATACAAGACTATATTGTATCAAAGGCAGCTACAATCTCAGCACAGCGTATTGTAGGTGACCCTCAATTAGTAGGTTCCTTACAACAACGTGAGATGTTATCTAGAGCTAATGCTATGGAGTATGAATGCAATCAAGGTGACTTCACTTTCTTTGGACATCCACACGGCTCAACTTACAAAACAAGTTACAAACCTTATAAGGCTTTAGAACGCTAATGGCAAGTGTTACACAACGTGTCCAAAGTTATACAGGTGGGGTATCAAGACAACCAGATGATAAGAAGTTCCCAGGTCAAGTACGTGAGGCTTTAAACTCATACCCTGACCCTACCTTTGGTCTACAGAAAAGACCAGGACTTAAATTTCTAACTGCATTAAAAGATGGTAGTGGTAATGCTATTACAGGTGCTACTCTTGACAATGCTAAATGGTTTTACATCCACCGTAATAATGATGAGAAATATATAGGGTGTATTGTAGGTAATGCTACACCAGCTAATGCTGACATCCATGTATGGAATGCTACTGCTAATGGTAGTGGTGTTCATGTGAAAAGTAATGTCACAGCTACTACTACAAATAAAGCATATTTAAGTGCACTCACTAAGAATGATTATCATGTACTAACTGTACAAGATACATCGATTATTACAAATAAACAGAAGACTGTATTAACTCAAGCTGACCCTTCTTACACTGCTAAGCTAAATGCTACGATAAGGTTACATGGTATTGAGTATAGCTCACCTTATACTATTAAAATTAAGGTAGGTAGTAACACAGAACAAGTATTCAATCGACCTACATATGCAGCGGATGCTTTTGGTAGTAATACTGTTACAACTTCAAAATTAAATGCAGGTCATATACTTGGTAATACAACTGATGCTACAGATACACCACAAACACCTGGTTTAAAACAGTTAATTGAAAACAAAATAGCTGCAGGTGGTGATGGTTTTGACAGTAATATGTCAGTTACTATGACTGCATCTACTCTTGAAATCGTACATAACACTGCTTTTACAGTTACAGTATCAGCTGGTACAGATGGTAAACGTTTAACATGTTTTCAAGATGAAGTAAATAATGTAGCAGATCTACCAGATGAATCTATAAATGGTAGAAAAGCTAAGATTGTTAACACATCTAACCAGAACGATACATATTACTCACAGTTTGTAGCTACAAATGGTACATCAGGACCAGGTTATTGGGAAGAAACATTAGGTTATGGCATGTCTCCTGGTGTAACAGCCGCTACAATGCCACATGAATTAGTTAATACTGGTACCAACACTTTTGAATTCAGACCTATTACATGGACTGCAAGGTTAGTTGGTGATGATTCTACTAACTCACACCCTTCATTTAAAGATTCTAAGATTCAACAAGCCTTTTTCTATAACAATAGACTAGGATTCTTAACACAAGATAATGTGTCTATGAGTCAGTCAGGTGAATTCTATAACTTCTATCATATTTCAGCTCAAACTATTACAGCTGCAGATCCTGTTGACCTTAGTTGCTCTAGTATTAGACCAGCTGTACTGCATGGTATTATACCTGTAGCATCTGGTTTGATCTTATTCTCTGAGAATCAGCAGTTTCTTATGTACTCAGCTGATGGTAACCTATCACCAACAACTGCATTGATACGTGGACTCTCTAACTATGAGATGGACACTGACATTGACCCTGTTGATGTAGGTACCGTTGTTAACTTCATAAGTAAGACACCAGCCTATTCTAAAGTATTCGGTATGACCCCCAGAGGAGAGGGTCAGATGCCTTTAGTTAGGGATGTAGGTAAAGTTGTATCAGAGTACGTTCCACAGACCATAGACACGCTTATAGCCAGCCCTCAGAACTCATTCATTGCTATGTTTGGTAGTTCAGATAGTAAGGTTTACTTCTATCGTACCCATAGTGATGGAGAGAAGGAGGTATTACAAGCATGGTTTAACTGGGATCTACCTGGTAATGTGTTAGATCTAGTTGTAGACTCTGATGTATTATATACGATTGTCAAACAATCTAATGGCTTCCAACTGTTAAGTGCTAACTTAAGTGCTACACCTGAGGATGAGATTCTTGTTACTCAGAGTGGTATACAGTTGAATCCTTATATGGATTTCTATGCTAAAGCATCAAGTGTCGTCTATGATGCTACTACAAATACATCTAAATGTTATTTACCTTATAGTGATATAGCTGCATTCAATCCTCTTATAGTAATAGCAGGTGATGCAACTTCAAATGATTCAGGATATACTGTTAAACCTACTAGAGGTACAGACGGTACTGGAGATTACTTTAAAATAGGGGATAACTGGACAGGTAGTATTGCATCTAAAGTGATTGTAGGTTATAGTTATATTTATGATATAACCCTACCTAAAACATACTTCCAACTAGATCAAGGTGTGGCTGATTATACAGCAACCCTTACTATCGCTAGGATGAGATTCTCTGTAGGACGTTCTAGTACTATAGGCTTTAAGATTAAATCTAAAGGTTACAAAGGTAGTACAGAAACATTCACAGGTGATGGATCTAATAAGATATTCTCTCCTGATTATAAAGTAATTGATAAACGAGATATAATTGTTAAAAAGAATGGTAAAGTACAGACACTTGCAACTGATTATACGATAGCTGATCACGCTACGTTAACAGATCATGTGACTGTTACCTTCACTAACGCACCAGCTGCTGCGTCTACTGCTGCTAATGTTACAACAGCTGCAGAATCAGTAGAGATCTATGTAGACAACTGGTATGATATACAACCTGTACAGGAAGCTGGTGGATACCTAGCTGACGATGTACCTATGAGTGATCAAAATGTATTCACCGTGCCCATCCACCAACGCACAGACAACTTCACATTACGAGTCTTTAGTGACTCACCATTTCCTGTATCGTTAACATCAATGATGTGGGAAGGAAACTATTCACCACGATTCTATAGAAGAACCTAATGGCTACCACCGAAGAACGTAAGGCTAACAAAAAGCAGAACGAACCTATCTTAGATAAGGTTTGTAGCGGCAATCCAGATGCAAGGCAGTATCTATATTTAATTACTAGAGCTGCTAGAATCTGGGATGATATACAAGATGAAGATAAGGAAGTAACACGTGAAGAATTATTAGAAGCTTTTGAAATTTTATTTGTTCAATTACCTACTAATAAATTCTTCTCTCAAAACTATGATGTTCTCTTATCTCAACACCTTACAATTTTCAATACCTGGGTAGCTTCTAATGAACGGGCGAATGGAGATGAAACAGATAAAATTTATTCTCATGTGTGGTCACAAAGCATAAATGAGATATTACCTATTGTAGCTTTGTTAACTCAAAGTTATAATCACATGAGAAATACATCTACAGTAATGAGAAAGGTATTTCAGGAACCATTACCAGAGGAATAAACTATGGCAAGTTGGACAGGTGACGGTGGGAGAGGCGATCAACAGGATGCAATTGAACAGCAATACGAATACAACAATAAAATGCATTCGTATAATTGGGCTGAAACACAGTCTAATTATGCATATCAACAAGAAAATATTGCTATTCAAAAGGTTAATGAACAAGCACTCCGTAACTTCCAAAACCAAACTAACTTTAACGGTTGGTTAAATAGAGAAAACATAAGGATGTATGAATACGGCAAAGATGTGGAAGCATACAATGCTAGTGTAGATTCATACAAAACACAATTAGACTATAATAATGTAGCATATGATATAGCATTGAATGATGCTAATCGTGTACAACAAGATAGGTTGATAGGATTTGGTTTTCAAAATCAAGATCTATTAATGAAGTATCATGAAGGTGGTGAACAAGCATCTCTAGATACCAAAGGTTTAACTAATAAACTTACGCAAGCATCAGCTTTATCTGGATTACAGATGCGTGAAACTA